GTGGTGGTTATGGCTCACAAGAAACAGCTACATATATGTATCTGTTGAACACCAACTACATCTTCTTACGCCCACACAAAGAGCGTAACTTTGTACCTATTGGTGGCGAGCGTCAAGCAATTAACCAAGACGCAATCGTGAAGTTGTACGGTTGGGCTGGTAACTTGACAACCTCTAACAGCTTCCTACAAGGCTTGTTGACAACCTAATAGATAGGGGGAAACCCCTATTTATTAACTGTTAACTTAATTAATTAAAGGAAATTATCATGGCATTTACCGTACTCCCTATCGCTGGCGTAGATTTAGTCAGCTTGCAAGCCACCAATTCTGGTGTTCCAACATTCGGCCCTGCTGGTGCTGAAACATTTGGTTCTGATGGCAAGCGTTATGTTTTTGCAAAAGCTGGTGCAGCTATCACTGCTTCTACAGCTACTTGCTCAATCAATGCTTCAACCTTCGTAGCAACTGGCTCTGCTGGTTCTTACACTTCTCCAGCTACCGACATGGTTTCTGGTGATTATGGTTGGTTTGCAGCTACTTCTGTTTAATAGGTTTACCCCTTTTAAATTGAAGAAAATGTAGTAAAACTGGGATTCCCTCACAAGGGGAGTCCCTTTTATTTTTTTTAACAACCTAACCACTTAGGAGAATTAAATGGCTATCGAGTCCGATATTCAAGGTGCTGATGCACGATTAGCAGTCACAT